TAAGGAACCTTTGGATTTTGAATATAACAAATACACATTATTAGATTATCTACAGAAATGTGAAAAAAAGTTTGAAAATTTAGAAATATATCCAGATTTTGTTGAACTTTCATTACATCTTGCAAACATACAATCTATTTCAAAAGAAAATGTGATGTTGTTAACCGACAAAAATTTCGAGTCCTGTGACGATGAAATTCTCATGAAAGAACTCTATCCAAAAAAACCAAGAGAAATTACAAAGGAAGAGGAAATTGAATTAGACAAAACTTTAAGATTTTCAGGTAACAAACTTTTCGACGCTTTTAATATTGCCAAGTCTATTTGGAACATTGCTTATGATAATGTTAATGTGATTCTCAAAAAGAACAAACCAAATTTGGTTGCAGGAATGGGTTATATCTATTATTATGATAGAATAAAAGAAAACTTATTTGTTTGGGAATTCACAATAAAAAAAGTAAGAGGAGATTCTGTAAATAATAGAACAATATTGAAAAAGATTTACGAAGGTGAACATAACGACTTAACTTTAGCTAAAATTATTGATGAAAAATCTACTTGGAAACACACTGGGAAACACCACGACTTCCCAATTTTTGAAATGAAAGTAGAACAAAGATTTCCAATGGAAGCTACCATTATTCCAATCATGAAAAGAAAAATAATGGCATATGTTTTTCAAATTGTTAATTTAGAAAAGATTAAAAACTTTGACACTGAAAGTTAATTTACTATCTTTATTTTATGGGATTCAATAAAAGATATGTTTTACTTGAGTTTACACTTAAGGCTCTAAAAAATGGTAACCTAAAGTATTACTATGGAAAAAGTGACATGTTAATTTTTGAGGATACAATCAGTTCAAAGATTTATAATCTTTATAAAGAAGGAAAAACAGAAAAAGAAATAATATCATTATTAAACTTAAACATGGAGGAAAAAACCAATGAAATGTATTAAATCAATTAGAGCGACAAAGGATGTTCAACTTGGAGAAATCAGAAGAGTTGACGATAAGACTGCTAATAACATGGTTGGAAGTATGTGGGCATATGTTGCAAAGTCAGAATGGAAATTATCTACTCGTAAGTCCGAACCAAGTCGGGACCAAGTCGGAACCAAGTCGGGACCAAGTAGCGAATTAGTTGAAAAAAAAACTTATAAAAAAGGAGAACGCTCCGAAAAACATAAAAACAAAATATAATGGGAAATGTAAAGAAAAATTTGACAGAAATGCTTATGCTTGAGGCTCAAGCTCAAAAAGCGAAGGCTTTATTGACATTGGAATTATTATCTAATCACGCGGCAGGAATCGGAGACCACTCAACAGGAGATTTCTATAAGAATGCTGAAGAAGCTCTTCAGATGTTGGTAGATGCTGATGATAAACTTGAGGCAATTGAAAAATATTTTAATTAATCATGAAAAGATATACAATCACAGGGGTAAGAACTATCGATGAGTATGTTACTTATACCGTTGAGGCTGAAGACGAAGATGAGGCGATTGAGATGGTTGAAAACGGAGACGTGGATGATAATGATGACCATTGGCAAAGAGAAACATCAGGAGGTGAAGATTACACTGTTACTAAAGTAGAAGAAATTTAATAAATGAAAAAATTACTAAAAAAACTTGAGTGGTGGTTTGATTATTACTTTGTTTGGATGTTATATAATGGTAATAAGACTCACCGTTACATTGAATATATGGAGAAAAAGTGGGTGAAGAAAAACTAAATATAGAGTCTTTTTTTAACGCATCTTTAGATTACCAAGTTGTTTCTTGGACCGGTCATAAAACTGGGTCAACAACAATGGTAAATATTCTCAATGAATTGAGATTTAAGTTTTATAAGTTTAACGGTAAAGACTTTGAGGTTTTAAATAACAGACCTCAAAGAATTCATGGTTGTTATTCTGATTCAATACCTTATGGGTTTAAAGTTTTGTCGTCATTAAGGAACCCATTCTCACAAATTGTTTCTGAATACAGATATGGACCGTTAGAAAATTTTAATAGTTTTGTTATTAAAATTTTGTCTCAAAGGAAAAGTTTAGGGTGTTTCTTTTTTGAAGAACGTAAACCTGACTATATTGTTAGGCTGGAAAATATGTTTGAAGATTATTCGAAAATTCCTTTCGTGATTGAATCTAATTTTTTCAAATCAGGTATCTTGAAAAAATTTACTCAATATAGAATGAATGAACATCCCGAAGGTAAGACTAATTGGAAAGATTATTATAATGAAGAAATTGCAGAAATGGTTATTCAAACTTTTCCTTACCATTTTTCAGACTGGCTTTATGATAAAAATTCTTGGAAATGAAACAATATAAAATTAACATCTTGTTTTTTATAATCACATTTTTACTAGTTTGTCTTTCATATTCAATTTATTTAAACCATAAATTAAAAATTGAACTTGAAGAGTCAAAAAATAAAAATGAACTCATAGACAGTTATTTCTATGAGCATAGTAAAATCCCTGATGACAGACAGTAAACCATATATAAATCAAAAACTTACTTACACTAACGATGGAAGATTGTTAGATGAAGATGGTAATGCTATTATGATGTATTGGGAAACTCCTATCATGGAAAAATCTGCAGAAATAGTCTGCAGAAATGGAGGAAAGATTCTCAATGTAGGGTTTGGATTAGGTATTGTTGATTTTTTCATAGAAAAATATGATATAGAAGAACACTGGATAATTGAACCCCACATCGATGTTTATACAAAAATGTTTGAAGATGGTTGGCATTTGAACCCAAGAGTCAAAATTATGTATGGGGATTGGCAATGGTACATCAAGTACATGCCAAAATTTGATGGGATATACATCGATACTTGGAGAGAAGAAATTCACGGGTTTCAAAAATTTGCTCCAAATATTTTAAAAGAACACGGAACACTTTCATTTTTCAACAATCCCAGAAATGATGAAGAAGGACTTCATATGATGAAAACTGATTATGAAATAGTAAGTGAATGGGGTGACGTGACATACGAAATTTTGGAATTACCTCACATAGATGAAGTTAATAAACAAAGTAAAAATGGTCTTTATTATTGGCATCCTGATTTAAAAACTTATTATTGCCCAATAGTAACCAAGAAAAAAAATTCAAATATGGCAGCACTAAATGAAACTTTCTTTCCTGAAAAAGAAATGGTGAATCACCCTAACCATTATGGTGGTGAAGAGAACCCTTATGAGGTTATTAAAGTTTGTGAAGCTTGGGATTTGGACCAAGACGCTTATTTATTCAATGTCGTAAAGTATATTGCCAGAGCAGGAAAAAAAGACAAACAAAAAGAGATTGAAGATTTGAAAAAAGCGGCATTTTATCTTGAAAGAAAAATTCAAAATTTAGAAAAATGATTTATTGGTTAACGGGGCAACCTGGTGCAGGTAAAACAACTATATGTAAACAAATGATGTTAAAAATGGGTTCAGATGTGTTTCATATTGATGGTGATGACTTAAGGGACTTGTACGATAATAAGGATTATTCTGAAACAGGTAGGAGAAAAAATATTGAACTTGCTCAACAAATTACACATTACCTCCATAAGAAAGGAAAAGATGTTGTTGTTTCTTTGGTTTCTCCATACAAAGACCAAAGAGATAAGTTCAAAGAAAAAATTGGGAATAACCTGATTGAGGTTTACGTCCATACTTCAGAGGTTAGAGGTAGAGAAAATTATTTTGTAAGCGACTATCAACAACCAGTTGAGAATTACTTCGATATTGATACAACGTTTGATGATGTTGAAGAATCAGTAAAAAAACTTTTAGAATATGCAAAAAGTACACGTTGAAGGAGACCCAAAATTAAAGAACACAAGTACTAAACAATATTCAATGTTTATTGGACGTTGGCAACCTTGGCACGAAGGTCATCGTTGGTTAATAGACCAAAGATTGAATGAAGGTAAGAATGTTCTTATTTGTATAAGAGACATTGAAACTGATGAAAAAAATCCATATACTGCTCAAGAAGTTGAAAGGAACATTAGAAATGAATTATGGAAATATCTTTCTAATGAGACAATAAAGATTATGATTATCCCCGATATAGAATCTGTTAATTTCGGTCGAGGTGTTGGATATGATATCATTGAACACGTACCACCTCAAGAAGTAAGTGAAATATCTGCAACGAAGATTAGAGAACAACTGAAACAGGAGGGAAAACTATAATGGAAAATATTTTTCATTTTGCTGGACTTAATGGAAAATAATTGGTATTATTAAATAAAAATAAGAAAATAGTGGAAAATTTTATTAATCAGTTACATAACGGAGACTGTATTGAAGTTATGAAAAAGATGCCAGATAACTCCGTTGATTTGGTTGTAACCAGCCCACCTTATAATTGTGGTATCAAATATGATACGCATGATGATTTTATGTTGATGGAAGACTATTGGGTTTGGACAGAAAAATGGTTAACAGAAGTTTTTAGAATTATCAAAGATGACGGTAGGGTTGCAATTAACATCCCATATGAGGTAAATGTTAAAGGAAGAGGTGGAAGAGTAATGTTTATGGCAGATTTTTGGGCTGTTATGAAAAAGGTAGGGTTTCAACCTTTCGGAGTTGTTGACCTCGATGAAGATACTCCACATAGAGTTAAACTTACCGCTTGGGGTTCTTGGATGAGCCCTTCAAGTCCTTATATCTATAATCCAAAAGAATGTATTATACTTGCTTATAAGAAACTTCATATCAAAGAAATTAAAGGAGAATCTCAATGGATTGGAACTCCTGTTGAAGTTGAGGATGAAGAGGGTTTTAAAAGGACAAAAATCACTTATACAGATAAAGACAAAGATGAGTTCAAAGAATTAGTTTTTGGTCAATGGAACTATTTTGCAGATACTAAACAACTTACTAAAGCCACCTTTTCATTGGACATTCCACTAAAGGCAATTAAAATCCTGACCTATAGAAATGATGTAGTTATGGACCCATTCGCTGGAAGTGGAACTAGTTTGGTTGCTGCGGTAATAGAGGGTAGAAGATGGGTTGGTATAGAATTGAGTGAAGAATATTGTAAAGTGGCAAAAGAGAGAGTTCAAAATTTTATCGATAAAAAGAAACAAATGGAGATTGAATTTAAAGAGGGTTCGTAAGACCCTTTTTTCTTTATATGGATATTTATAAAGAAAAATATTAATGCCGAAATATATCCTCACAGAGAAACAATTATTGAATGTTATAAAAAGGAAAGTTCAAGAGGAAAAAAACCTTCACGAAAGTGTTTGGGGTGACATAGGTTTGGAACTCCTTGGAATTGTTGACCCTACAGGTATAGTTGATATTATAAATGGGGTAAGATATTTTTCGAGAGGTGACTATTTGTTTGGAACATTATCTTTCGTAAGCGCATTACCTATACTTGGTGACGTTGTTGCAAAACCTGTAATGGGTGCATTAAGAATCGGGGGTGGAGCTGCGGATATGTTGAAAAAAGCCGAATCTTTAGCCAAAGCAGGTAAGACCGTGGATGCCGCACTTGAGTTGGAAAAAGTTGCAAAACAACCTGGTGTTGTTGGAAGTTTTGTTGCTAAAGCCGCCGATTGGGCACCGGATGTAAAAAGTAGACTTGACGTATTACCAGGTGGAATTTTCAAAGGGTTTAGAAATACAATTAATGATTGGTTGACATTATTAGAAAGAGCAGGTGCTAAATCAACAAAATTGAGAGCTGAAGCTGGCAAATTAGCATCTATGAAAACTATATCCCAAGCAGACCAAGTTAGAAATATAAATCAACTTCAAGACTTCCTTAAGACTACAAAAATTTACGACCCTGCAGCCCTTACTAAAAGAGGTGCAATGTCACAAATATTCTTGGGTGGAGCTCCGAGATTACTTGGAGATAGAAGAATGAGAATTTTGATAAGACAAACTAAATATTGGTTGGGATTTTTGGATTGGGTTGGAATTGTGGATGCGACTTCACCTGAAGAAGTGATGGAAAAATTAGGTGGTGAAGATGAAGTTGCAAGAAAAATGGAAGAGTATAATAAGACAGCTGAAGCTCAAAAGTATGCTTCCGAGGATTTCCCTGACATTAAACAATCTGAAGTAAGTAAAACAACATCAACACCAACAAAAAAATCAGACACCAATATCGTAGATTTTGTTGGAGATTTATTTTCAAATAATTTAGGTAGAGCGGCTTTGGCCCTTCTGTAAAAGAATAAGATATGAAAGAAGAAATAATTAAAAAACTTGTACAGATTCAATTACAATGGAAGTTCTTACATTGGCAAACTTATGGTGATGCTAAACATAGACTTTACGGTGAAATTTATGATAAGTTGGGTGAATTTATAGACGAGTTCACAGAGGTTATGATGGGAAAATATGGAAGACCTGAATTCGAAGCCGAGTTCGGATTGATGTTTCAAGACATAAGTGCTCTTAATATGCAAAACTTCATGGATGGTATCACTGAATTTTTCGTTGGGTTATCTGAACAGTTGGACTCGAAATACGATTCAGATTTGTTGAACATAAGAGATGAGATGCTTGCCACAATCAATAAATCAAAATATTTGATTACGTTAAAATATTAATATGAAAAAAGTTGTAAGATTTACAGAAAGTGAGTTGGTAAAATTAGTTTCCAAAATTATCAGTGAAGATAACAAAATAATGGAAAAACCCGTTAGTATAAAAACAATAAAGAGTAATTTTCCTAACGCTAAAAATAGAAATTACAAAGTTACGTCAGTCAAAGGGAAACCCTCAATAAAAAAAGATAACAAAGACTTGTTATTGACTGTAGGTATGTCAATTAAACCTACAGATTTTTTGAAATTCAAGAACGATGACAAAGTTATGATGTCAAGTACAAGTCCTGAAGATATGGTTAAAGGAAAGCCAAAATATTTTCAACAAGTTGAATTGAGTATTGGTGATAACGGTAAATTAGAATTATTTGTATATTCCGATTAATGAAAAAAATTATTAAAGAGAGTGGATTAAGAGATATTTCGGCTTTGAGGAAAAGATATCCCAAAGCCGAAATTTATTTTCACCAAGATTTAGATGGTGTAACTACAGCCATCGCAATGAAAAAATATTTGGAAGATAATGGTATTAAAGTTGTTGGGGCACACATAATTCAATATGGTGATAAAGAGTTTTCTGTTAAGAAAAACGATGCTCAAGGAGATATTATGCCGGTTTTAGTTGACTTTGCCCATGGTAAACCCATGTTCAAAATTCACACAGACCATCACGATAAACAAGTTGGTGCTGAAAAAGATGCTTCTAAATCTTTCAGACAAGCACGTTCAAACGTTGAAACAATTTCACAAATAGTAAGTCCGAAGGATATTTTTCCATCACCTGATATTTTATTAATTTCTACAGTTGATTCTGCAGACTTTGCAAAACATGAAATAAAACCTGAAGAAGTCGTTAACTATGTATTTCGTTTGGACAAGGAAAAACCACTCCAAAAAAACAAAATGTTATTAGGGTTTGTAATTAACAAACTTATTTTGGCTTTTAAAAACAGAAAAGGTTTCATGGAGGAATTAGTTATGGATTCTGAACCATCTCTTATGTCAATTTTAACCAACATAAGAAATTGGATGAAAGAAACCAACGCTGAAGACGCAAACAAACTACAAGGTCGTTCTGATGATTATTTTCAACAAATGAAAAATTACCCGAAAAGAAAAATTGAAGACGGTATTATTTTCCAATATGGTGCTGGTAGTATGAAGACTGGTTCTTACGATAGATATACTCCTTTTAGAGTTAACCCTGAAGCCGATTTCCTTGTAATCATGTGGCCTTTGGGTTTACTTCAAGCTTCTTGTAATCCGTTCAAAAAAGAAAGAAAACTTAAAGGAGTCAATTTGGGTGAAATAGCACAAGAAGTACTCAAGATTTACGAGCCTCAACTTAAACAAAGAACTATTCCATTATCGACTTTAAAATGGATAAGCGAAATTTCTGTAGGACCTGAAAGTGTGGGATTTACCTTCAAGGACTTCGACGCTCTTTACGGTGGAAAAATAGCTTTCATGGATGGAGGTGAAGAAATTTTGAGAAAAATAAAATCTATAATGGATAAACCTTTTTCAGAATTGACCGAGGAAGAAAAACAAACTTTGGACAAGGTTGGAGTTAACACATGGGACTTTATTCAATCAAACTCTGGAGGACATAAATGTATTACTAATATTTCAGGTCTTAACTATCTCGGTAGAAAAACAAGACCTTCAGAAGACCCTTATAGACATTCTCCTGACAAACCTGATGTACCTTACATAAAGTTTATGAAACAAATTGGAAACAAATTTGTTGAAACATTGAAAGAAAAAATCAAAAACTCTTCAGAAAAAGAAGTAGTTTCAGAATCTGAAGAAAAAAAAAAGTACTATATAGATAATAGTAAAATACAAGGAAAGGGTGTTTTTGCAAAAAAAGATTTGGATGAAGGAGAGACTATTGGATTACTCCACACTATAAATAAACCTTACGTAGATTACAATTTCACCGAACTTGGTGAAATGCATAATCATAGTGAAATTCCAAATTGTCACAATGTTCTTAAGGATAAAAAAAGATTTTTAACAGCTTCTAGAAAAATAAACAAAGGTGAGGAACTTACAACGAATTATAGATTACAACCTGATTTAGAACAACCTAAAGAAGGATGGGAACTGAAAGAGTCTTTGGGTAAACAAATGGAACCCCAAGTGGACGGATACAGAACTTACTCACCATTTCAAAACTTGGACTACATTATTGTTGATGGTAATGGAATTGATTGTGATAATATCGTTTGGGATTTGATTCTATTGGGAGATGATGGTTCTGTAAAATTCGGACCAAAGAATAGCGGTGCACATTATTTAGAAGGCGCAACTAAAGTAGTTGAACTTCCTCTTAAGAACAATGAAGATATTGAACAACTTATAAAGGACAAAGACAAACTTCAACAGTGGATTTTTAAGTACATAGAAAAAGTTGACAAAAACTTTGAGATTAGAAGAAATTTTTTCAACTCCGAGTTGAATTAAAAAAACTTTTTTTTTAGAATTGTGTATGTCTAAAAAAGTATACACAAAAACTGGTGACAAAGGTACAACATCACTTCTTGGTGGGACAAAAGTATCAAAAGACGATTGGAGATTGGAAGCTTACGGAACAGTAGATGAACTTAATTCATTCATAGGACTTTTGACTGATTCAATGGGAGGGAAAATCCGTTTTTTTGATAACAGTATTACCCAATTAGAAAAAATTCAAAACAATCTTTTTGTTATGGGGTCTTGTCTGTCTTATGATAATTTAGGTAAAGATAAAATCCAACTACAGGAGATAACAGAAAATCATATTATTGAATTGGAAAAGTGGATTGATGAGATGGACGGTGTTCTACCTGAATTAAAAAATTTTATAATCCCTGGAGGTTCACAAATAGTATCAATTTGTCATATTTGTAGAACAGTGAGTAGAAGAGCTGAAAGAAGATGTATACCTGCAACACAATATCCATTGGTATTAAAATATTTGAATAGATTAAGTGATTATTTTTTTGTTCTTGGTAGATTTGTTAACAAAGAACAAGGATATGAAGAAATTATTTGGAAAGGTTAAAAATTTTAAAATACACTAGATATAAAAATGGAAACAAGAAAGTATGCCGGAGTAATGGTTAAATGTGGAGACCGCATTTTACTTTGTAAAAGAAATAATTTAGGTTCTTTTCCTGGAATGTGGTCCATTCCTGGAGGTAAATTAGAAGAAGGGGAATCTTCACAAGAAGGAGCTAAAAGAGAATTTTTTGAGGAAACTGCTGTGGACATTGACGAACTAGAAATCAAATTTATCGGGTTAGTTCCAAGACATACCCGTGACGGAAAAAAAGTGAAAGGATTAATGTATGTTTATTTATTAGAAACTGATGAAGAAATTCATCCTGATTTCGAAAACGCCATGGACGGAGAAGAACACACTGATTGGAAATATTTTACCCTCAAAGAAATAAATCCAATGGAATCTGGAGAGTATTTCCATAAAATAGCAGAAATTATTTTGAAATGATTTGGATTTTATTTTGTGCAATAATTGCATTTGGACTTTACGGTTGGTGGGATATAGAGAGACAAATCAAAAAAAACATTGACGATATGGATTTGTAAAAATAATTTTTATACAAAGGTTACTTTTCGTAATTTTTGGTATAATTATATGTTCATGTCCGAAAGGACGAACATCCCCCCCAAAAGTTTCACAAACTTTTTTTTGGTAAAACGAAAAAATTAATTATCTTTGTGAAACAATAACCCACGAGAGAATTTGTCGAGAGATATTAGTATCTTGTGGGATTTTTTCAAAAGTAGTTCTTTAAAATATATTGTGAGGTAGAGCAGTGGTAGCTCGGAAGGCTCATAACCTTTAGGTCGTTGGTTCGAATCCATCCCTCGCAACAAAAAAAGTTTTAATAAAATTTGACAGATTAAAAAAGATGTCTTAATTTTGTAAAACAGTTCGGGGGAATCGGTTCGGCAAGTGTCTGATAAAATGATTTCCGATTCCCCCGATAAAAAGTGATAGTTCTTTGAATAAAAATATTATCTTAACAGTTTCGTTGATGATGAGACCCTTGGGTTGATTTTGAGACATTCTGAAAAAGATATTGGCCGCCTATGGTCGTTAAATAAACTACGAAAGTAGTATAAAGTGGATTACCCTGGTTTTGGGTAGTCTGCGGTTTCCGAAAGGGAGCTTAAGTAGGCAAGCAGGATATCACATCATCTTTAGTACCGAGGGTAACACTGTAGGGAACGTGGTGGGGTGACCAAGCGATGCGGGTCGTTTGGTTGAGGTCGGAAGACTAATAAGAATAACCTGTAGAATGTATGTGAGAAATGGTAGTATCCACTGCCACAATTACGTCTTTCAATATCCGAGTTGACTTAAAACCGAAAGGTAAGTTGATGTACAGGTGGTGCTGTTATCAACCTTCAGACTTCCCTACCAAGGGATTTGTGATGAAGTTGACTCTCAATATGGAGGTGGGGACACTTCAGAGGGTAGTTTAGTATCGGGTCGTTCAAAAGATGACTTGGCTTCAGACGAGCCGCTACCTTCCTAATCCGTAAACCAACTCTTTGTTAAAATGGTTTAACAACTAATAATTACAAGGAAAAGTGCTCGTCAGTTGTGTGTGACAGGTCACTACATAGTCGTGAGATGTTCACGGCCGTGAAGGGTCCCAAGCCCGACACGATTTTCTCGAAAGTTCTCTATTCCCGCAAGGAAGAACTGGCTCGGCAGGGTCGGAGAGTGATAAGTAAGGAGAGAGTTGTACACAACTTAAGGATTGGTTAATCTAATTGACCGTGACTGAGGATTACTTCTCAAAAGGAAGTGGAAACGAAGGGAACCAAATAATCCTTCAAAAGATTCTCGAATGAACTTGTATTCTCAGAGTTTTAGCCAAACCCTGACCGTTTCCACGGTTGGGGTTTTTTGTTATTGATAACTAGATATTTATTATAAAATTGTTTTGAATAGAAAACCTATTATAAGGAAAGTTTTAAGAGAGGCTTTAGGAGTGCCTAATAACATCTATGATGTAAGTAAATCTGTATATCAAAGAATATTATCTTGGGTTGAAAATTTAGATGAATCCGACTTCAAAGATGGGGAAGGTGCCAATAAATTATTTAGAGTTAATTTACGTATCGCTGATTACCACTTCTCAAGTCTAAAGGTCAAACTTGGTGTTGAAGAACACAAAAAAGTTAAAGAACCTGAAATCATGTCAATGATTTTCAGGTCAGAATCCCAAAAGACCGAGGATTTGAAATTGGAACCAATCAAGAAAAAAACAGTTGATTTAATTATTATAATGGTTGTACCTTTAGGTTATGATTATGATGAGTTACAAGAATTTTTCGTTAGTAATCAAAACGATATTGTGGAAAGTATATCCCACGAATTGAAACATGCCTACGACCACTTCAAAAAATTATATGATAGTCCGCAAGAAAAAGCCGAATATCAGGCAACAATCCAACTTGGATTTGGATTTGAACCGTTGGACAGATTTGTTCATGATATTTATTTTTCTTCGGCAAATGAAAATTTGGTAAGGCCTACTGAAGTTGCATCGGCAATTCAAAACAATAAAATTTCGCAAAAGGGGTTTATTGATTTTCTAAAAAGTAATGACATTTACAGGAATTTGAAAAGAATTTCTTCTTTTAATTTAGAAAATTTCAAACAAGATATTTTAAGAGATGAAAAAAAATTAAAAAAGGTTTTGAAGGCAGTAAAAATGAAACCAAATAAAATGTCAGATGAGGAAAAGATTGATGCCGTATTCAAAATTTTATATGCAACAATTTCAAATGCAAGAATATCCAATTTCCAAGAAATACTTACTCATAACTTTTTTGAACAACTTATGGGTTTTGAAGGAGAAAAACAAAAGGTCTTCGAGAGGTTTATAAAGCGAAATCAGAGGTTCGAAAATCCTGAAGATTTTGTAAAATACTATGAAAAGTATTTTCATTATATAGGAGATAGAATGTTAAGAAAAATCGCAAAACTATATGCGATAACGGGAAAATAACTATTTCATGTAAGGGGAGTTGTCCAAAAACTTTTCTAGTTTTGTTTTAAAAATACCACCAACTTTCATTTCTTCAAAGTATTCCGAAATATCGGAAGCGGTGTTCCTCCCAAGTTCAGGGGTAAGTTGAACTTTCAAGAATTGAGGTGTGAATGCCTCAAATTTGTATTCTTTCAATTTGTCGACAAGGTATTGAGATATCACTGAAATATAGTTTTCGGTAAAATTCAACTTCATAAGAATTTTTTTTAATATTTCCAAATCTTCTGATAACATAATGATAAATATTTTGGCTTACGGAAAAAAAATTGTATTTTTGATAAAGTAAAACTGAATTTTATGTTTGATAAACTTATTGACCTAATTGTTACATTTATACATGATATTCTCCCTTGGAAAATTGTTAATCAATGGGAGAAAGGTGTTCATTTGAGAACAGGTAAATTTTCAAGAGTTGTTGAACCTGGTCTTCGATTCAAGATTTCTTTTTTCGACCAAATTCTCACCACATCCGTAATTACCCAAACCGTAAATTTAAAACCTCAAACCGTGACATCTTTTGACGAAAAAAGTGTGGTTCTGACTACAATTGTAAGATATCACATTTTTGATGTAAAAAAGTTTTTACTCGGAGTTATGCAAGCTAATGATGTACTTGTTGACACCACTCAAGGGATTATTCGAGACATAGTTGAAAGAACAACTTGGGAAGAACTTGTTGACCTCAATAAAAAAGTAACACCCGAAGTTAACAAACAAGTCAAAAAGTGGGGTATTCATGTAGAATTAATAAGTTTCCCTGATTTAGGTGAAATCAAAACATACAGAATTATGACTGACGGAGGAAAAGAAATGACTTTACCTCTCACAATACCTAACTATTAAATTATTTCTTCCAAGATTCTTTTTTGTATCCATGTTTCTCGAAATAATTTGCTGTGTTAAAGTAAACTATGTCAGCCCTATCTTGATTATAAAATTCCTGCCAAGGTGTATCATCACCTTTCATCGTGTGTATCGGAGTTTTACAAATTTCCAGAAGTTCTCCTGACTTGTATAATTCTGTTGATTTAATAAAGGGTAGGGAACAAAAGTCTTCGTAATTCGATTCTTGACGTATGAAAAAATCTGATTCCCTTGTTGGGTTGTACCACCAAGTCATATAATCATCATTCAAACTGTTATAAAAAACGTTTTGTAAGTAATGTTCAAATCTGTCATATCTTTCATCGTCTATTGATTCACCTCTGAATGTGCTGTGAACAACTCTGAATTGTGATACAAAACGAGAATACGGGTTACGTAAAAGTGTTATAAGTTTATATTTTTCGTGACCCTCAAACAAATGATGGTAGTGATAATGTGTGTTTGTAAGATAAGGTTCAAAAACTTTTTTATTCGGGTTATAACTTTTGTAAGAAAATCCTAATTTTTGGAAAATTTTCCATGCGTTGGTTGAAGAGGTTCTTGAGGGGAGCCAAACAAATGTTTTCAAATCTTCATTTATGAGAAATATTTGGTGCAAAAAAAATAGGTTTGTAATATAAATTTTATTAATTTTGTCTCCTAAATCAAGAAGTATGAATATGAACTCACACACAGTCAAGATTAATAACGAAAAGTTTGGTCTCTTGTTGAATGAAACTTTCGTTAACCCTACGCAATTCAAACTTTTTCTAAAAATAGTTCAAGGTTGTTTGGCTCTTAAAGAGGACCTAACGTTTTTCAACGGAACGGACTTTTTGGTTCATATTCCTTACAACCACCTCAAAGATTCAATCATCACAACCAGTGTCGATATTTATACCTTGACAGAGCATTTGATTAACAAATCCAAAATTGAGGCGGAAGTAACAAAATGAGTGAAAAATCTTCTACATTTTCAACCCTATTAAAAATAGGTGGGGCGGCTTTAGCTCTTCATATTGCCTACAAAATGGGAAAAAAGGTTGGGGTCAAGGAGGGTAGGTCAACTTTACCTCCGCCGCACTATCGTCCTCCGTTTGATGATTTTTCCTTAAGATTACCTGAAACCAAACCGAAGGTCCGTCAACCCAAAACCTATTATCCTGAATATGATTTTGTATATGAGGAACCAGAGATTGTGGAGGAGGTAAGTGAACTACAGGAAGAGGTTAACTATGTAGAAAAACTTATCCATGAACTTAAAACCAAAAAGGACAAATCTCAAAAAGACAAATACAACATTGACTTATTACAAATTAAACTCAAACAACTAAAACAAAAGTTATGACAACTATAGAGCAAATCAAAAGTTGGGGTAAAGACCATGGAAGTTCCCTCGGAGGTAAACAGACTTTACTGTTCAACGAACAACTCGAAATCTCAATTGTTGGAGGTCGTATGGGTCTTTATGGTGATTTCGAAAATGACTTTGAACTAGCAATAATCGACCGAAAAGATAGAAATTTTGTAACAAGATTTTTTGTGGAGGGTCTACAAGATGACGTACTTGCCTATGCATCAGGTGAAGAAATTGAGAAAATCGTAAATGAAGTTTTTCACAAACAAGATTTCCAAGTTAGATAAACTTGGTGGTGGAGCGGCTGATTAAACCACAGCCCCTAATGGGAGACTTCGGTCTCCCTTTTTTATTCTACCCAAATCCCAAACCCACATCTCGAAAAGATATAATTATATACTTTCATTTTTATGTGGTCCATCATTTCATCGTATTCAGCCCAATCTCCTATACTAACATCATCTTGAATTTCTGGTATTGTTTTATAGACATCCTTTCCATCTTCATCAACTGAAAAAATCTTGGAATCCACAAACTCAACTCTCGAAATTACATCGTTTTCTGCTTCGTCCTCATCATAATAAAGCGGGAATACATTGACTACCACATATTCTTGACCGTCAGTTTCTAAATCAACTTTAATTGCTTTTCCATCAGACAATTTTTCAATCGCTTTATCACAAAAATCTACCACACCTTCTTCACCTATTTCATTTTTCAAGTCGACTAAAAAATAGTCCAAATTATAATCTACCATATCAGATATGGACACAATTTTAGGGTTAGGATAACCTACCTTCTCCAAAATTTTTAAAAACGATTTTATTTTAAGTGTGTCTTCCATTAATCTTCGTCGTAACTTATACGGTAACTGAAATGAAAATCATGTTTAGTGTCGAAACTATACGTTATGTCCCATACTAATGGTTCTGATATTGAGAAGTTTCCAAACTTCAAGTTAAGTTCACCATCAGGAGTTATGGGAAATTTGACCAAGGATTCTTCAACAATATCAAACATTTTTTCAACATCATATTTGAAATTGTTCCACTCGGCATCAATCACACCTTCATAATCAACTTGGAAGTCAACCTCGTAAAACTCAATTTTTTTGTTGGAGTCCATAACAAATTCTATTGAAAGATTTTGTAACATCACTCTTTTTTCACGTAGGTCAAGTAAAAGAAGATATTTTAACTTTTCTTCAAGTTTTTTGAAATCCATGTTTATAAATAGATTTGTTTTATAATAATTTTTGTTATGCTTTCAAAAAAAAATATGGAAATCAATATCACTGTTAGTGAAAAAGAAATCAAAGAAAATCCAAATTACTACCAACTTGGTGAGTTAATACATAACCGTTATTGGCAAACGAGAAGAGACCTTGAGGGCCCTCCTAGTTGGGCTAATGATGATGAACATTTCAGTATGGATATTACTTCTGACGGAACAGTAAAAAGAATCATAAGACCTTGGACTTGCTCAATCTGTGGAGAGTCAACTCATGAGGTTGACAATGATTATCTTTCGGGTTGGGACCATTTACAATGTGTACTTCAAAAAGAGATGAACGATGAATATGACAATTGTGTTATTTGCGGTAAAACATCACCATACACAAGAAGTACTCACATCGACCAAAGAATTGGATATGTTGAAGGAGGAGGTCAAGGTTGTTTCTCTCCAAACCAATGTGAAATATGAAAACTTTGGGTGAAATTAATGTCAATCATGATTTGAAATTAGTTTGGATTGCTCCCGAAAGAACTGGTAGTAGAACCCAAGCAAACATCTTATCCTATTGTGGATTTATGAATGATGGAAACCCCGTTTGTTTTAATAACACTTACCGATACACACATAACACAAATGAGTCATTGATTCCAAAAGGTTATGAAATTATATGTGGTGCGAGAAATCCTTATGATAGAATTCAATCAATTTACAGTAATCTTTTCGGTTCGAAACAAAGAGTAGATTTTGATGGTTTTTTATTTCAATGGGTACCTAACGGACATTGTCTCAATATGGTTCAAAATCCTAAATTTTTATCGTTAAAACCTAAATATGTTCTCAGAATGGAAAATTTGTTCGATGATTTCAGGTCACTACCTTTCATATTTGATTTTCTTACTGAAAAACAATTGAAAATGTTATTAATTCATGAGAGAGAAAGGGAACCAAGTAAATCACTATCGGATAAGTCAAAATTAAAAATACAGGAACTTTGTGGTAAACATTTTGATATTTGGGGTTACGAAAGATAAATAAAATATTAACATCAAATCAGATTGTAATTAATATTTATCATAAAAGATAATATGAAAAAATTATTGTTTTCACTCTTTGTTTTAATTTTCGCTTCATGTAATTCACAAGACAACTCATTTGAAGATGATAATAAAATCAATTTTGTAACTGTTAACAAAGTTCCTGTTGTTAAAGGAACTTTAAATGGTAAAGAGGCTTTTTTTATTGTTGATTCAGGTGCATCAGTTAGTGTTTTGGACGACTCACAATCGGAGTATTTTGATTTTTCAACTTTCCCAAGTGATTCTGAAGCAGCGGGATATGGGGGGATTGCTCAGTTTGGAGAAGCTTCCGAAATTGATTTATTTATTGGCGGAAAAAAGTTTAATACTGATTTCAAAACACAAGATTTAAGTGCTATAGTAGAACTTATCAGAGAAAATGACAATATAGATATATCTGGTATTATTGGTTCTGATATTATGAAAACCTATCACTTTATTATAGATTATTCAAATTTATCTATTTCTATTGCAAAATAATTTTGGTTGGTAAATAATTGGGTTGTATATTTGTATTCACAAAACACAAACATATGACATCAACCACCACCATCCCAGCAGTTAAATTAAATCAAGATTCAGTTTTAAGTTCTGATGTTTTCTACGGTTCTTTTGACACCACCGTTAAAGGTAAAAGAATCACCGTTGGTGTGTCTAACCACATCAAAGACGTTAATAAGACTTATAAGTTTCGTTCAGCGGCAAAGTGCAAAGCGGGTTTCGTAAATATTCACGACTTTCAAGACACCCCACAAGGTGCAATCAGTATGTGGGGTAAAAACAACCTTGCGAACCTTCAAGTCGAGGTAGAGTATGAAAACGGAAGTAAGTTGTGGATGAACGTTTACACTACCAAGGGGGGTAAGTGGTACAGCATCGACCGTGGGTTTTTGGAGGTAATGACCGTGGGAACCATGCGTTCATCTTACCCTGACATGTGTGACATGAAGTTGTGGGAATATGTTGGTGCTAAAACTTGGGCAGATAAAGCCTTCGCGAAATGAGTTGGGAAATATATGGATATATCGGAACAGTCCTCATATTAGGTTCATTCCTAATTGAGGACGTTTTCCGTTTAAGGTTTGTTAACACAATTGGCGCAATCTTTTGGTTAATATATGGTTTTGGAATTTTGGCAAAACCAACGATTGTTGTAAATTTGTGCGTCATTACGATTCACTTGATATGGTTTATCAAACACCGAAAGGAATGGAACTCAAAGAAAAAATAAAAAATGCACCCAAGTACCCTGGTTGTTACATCTACAAAGATGATAAGGACCAAGTAATATACGTTGGTATGTCAAAGTTTCTTCCCAAACGTGTTTCATCTTATTTCCAAAAAAAACACGACGATAAAAAAACCAAGACTCTTGTTGAGCAAATTCGTGACGTTGAATACCAAATAGCTTCTTCTGAAGCTGAGGCTCTTATTATGGAAGAGGAACTCATCAAGATTTATAAACCGAAGTTCAATATCAAAGGTAAAGATGACAAATCAAGGACTTGGTATCTGTCTTTGACCGAAGGTCCCTATTCTAAACTGCAAATAACTCACGGAAAAGGTGATGAGACCCGTGGAATCAATTTTACATCAGGTCTGATGGCTAATGAGGTTATGCGACTTATTAATGACATTTTACCGTTGAGGACATGTTCTTATACTCTCAACCAAGAGAATATTGATAATAGTAAATTCAAACCATGCCTTGAATATCACCTTGGTCGATGTAATGCACCTTGTATTTCTTTAGAATCAAATTTGGAATACCTCAAGTACCAACTTATCGTTCGAAAGATATTTGAACTCGATTACAATAAGGTCAAAGTATTTCTCACAGGTCGGATGCACGACTTTTCTAAAGACTTGGAGTTTGAAAAGGCTGATGATTACCTTCGTAGAGTTAATCAAATCAAATTTCTTGAAGAGAAACTCGAACCAATCCGTGTTCGAAAGTACAATAAGATTGCCTTCGGTATCAAAAGGGTATTGGGTCTCATGAACCTCCCTCTTATTATAGAGGCTTTTGACAATTCTCATAATCAAGGGGACTCGAATGTGGCGGCTTCCGTAAGATACGTAAACAACAAACCACAAAAGAGTGAATATCGTAAGTATATTATCCGTGAAGAGTCTAACAACGGCAACGATTGTAAGTCCTTCGAGGAAGTTGTTTATAGACGTTTTAAGAGACTTTTGGACGAGAAAAGTCAATTACCTGACCTTGTACTCATTGACGGGGGAGTAGGTCAATTAAACGTCGCAAAAAAGGTTTTAGAGAGTCTAGGACTTACAGGTAGAATAGACCTTATATCAATATCCAAAGATAAAAATCATAGGTCTAAAACTGTCCACACAACTAACGGAAAACAATATTCTATGGACTGGTCAATCCTTGGGGTAATTCAAGAAGAAGTTCATAGATTTGCAATAAAGTTCCATAGGGAAAGAACAACAAAAAAACTATTACATGATTAACATTAACTACCATAGAAACATAATGTCAGAAGAGGGTAGTCACCCGTACGTGCGAAGAGCACTTGAATTCCTACCAGAATTTGAGTCTGCTGTTAATCAAGTGTATGAGACAGGAGAATGGAAGAATTACTGCAGTCAAGTAAATGAATACGACAAATATCTTTGGGAGGTTTATCATAATGAAAAACAGGCAACTAATCCAATCAACACTATTCAGACCAAGAAGTATTCGTCTTACAGGGAAACATTACTTTACCCACTTTGGAAAAGAATATCTGACCAACTTAATTTTTCTACGGAAGTTGTCCAAAACAAATCTGTTGCTCAAGTTATTTTCGATGACGGAACTTGTCAATACAAAGATTTAGATGGTGGATTATACATCTATCAAAATCATTTGGGATTCACAATACCAACCCCTGTGCTTGTTCACGAAGACAAAGGAGGTCATTTCTGTGCAACACAGGGGTCTAACGTTAACGCAATATTCAGAAAGTTCAAAGACTTAAGTACAGATATCGTTTCCATAACAACGACTGACAATAAAATCACAATCGGAAAAAATAAGGATTATAGTTTTATGTCCTCAACAAATTACATCTTTTCTTTACGAGGAAAGAATGGTGTCGATTATATACAACATAGTCCATTGGTTGGTGAAAGATTTTCTCTTATTGAAAAAAGTATAGTTGAGAAACTAAACAGTTTGGGAGAAGAACCATTTTTAATAGGTAACCTCAAAATTAAAACCAGACACGTAAAAACCATAAGAGAATCTATCGATAGTGGTGGTGTGATGGTTAATTTTTAAAATTAATTTTGGTGAATTGTGTAAAATGATTATCTTTGTATTCACAAAACACACACCACCATGACAATCCAAACTACCACTGTTTCAGTCCAAGACAAAGTTCGCAACTACCAAGGTCAAAACCGGTTTCTCATGAACCTCAAGGACTCTCTCAACAAGTGGGGTGGTCTGACTCAAAACCAACTTACAGCGGCCGAAAAGGCTTTGAATGCTGAAGTTAAGACCATCAACAAGGACAACCTCCCTCAGGACGTGAAGCGTATTGTTGAGTACAAAGGTGAGAACTCATTTGTCAAGGACATCGCTCTCAAATTCGAAAAGTGGGGTACACTTACCTCAAAGCAAATCTCAGCCGCTGTGGCTCAGATTCAAAAGGAGGAGGACAAAGAAAAGACCGTTCGTATGAACTGGCCAACTGTTGGTGAGACCATCAAACTTGGTCGCAAAAAAGGAGTAGAACTTAAAGAGAAGTACGGTCTGAAGTTCAATCCAATCCTTATTGATATCACAGCTCTTAAAGCTGTGTCTCCAAAGGCGGTTCAGTTCATTGGTAAGTTGACCGTAAAACGTGGTGATGTTTGTACATGTTGCATGAAGACTCTGACTGATGAGTTCTCTATGTTGACTGGAATGGGTAAGATTTGTGCAGGTCATGTAGGTGTTGAGTACATCACTGACAAATCACAGGCTCAGCGTTTCCGTGAGGAGTACCTTAAGCGTGTTGAGGAAATCGGTGAGATGGAGTTTTGGGTTCCCAAATCCCAAATCAAGAAGTGGGATGGTGTTACTGCTTCGATTGTTGGGACTATCTAAAGCCAACCCCTCCCACAAGGAGGGGTTTTTTCTTAACATAAAGGTAATACGGTTTTTCAGGTCGTTGGTTGTCGAGTTTCTACTTATTATGGAAACTTCTAAAATGTTAAGAAAAATATTAATTCCTTTAATCCTACCTTTGAGTGTATTTTCTCAAGACACTCTTTTCAACAAAACATTATCTACAGTAACCGTAAAAAGTGCGGGTAAGAAAGAATCTGTTGTTGCAGTTGTTAATATGGTAAGGAACAACTCATCAGTTTCTGATGGTGTTTCTATAGAACAAATAAAAAAAACTCCTGATAGGACTGTTGGCGATGCTCTTAAGAGGGTCAATGGGGTAACGATACAAAATGACAAATTTGTTCTCGTGAGAGGACTTTCAGATAGATACAATTTATCTTTTCTAAATAAAACACTATTACCATCAACTGAACCAGACAGAAGAGCTTTTTCTTTTGATATAATACCTTCTTCGCTTATTGATAACGTTATTGTTATAAAATCTGCGGTTTCGTCATTACCTGGAGATTTTGCTGGAGGAGTTGTTCAAGTCACCACCAAGGAGGTTGGTAGTAATTTTTTGTCTCTATCTCTCGGTACAAGTTATGGAATTGTGTCGAGTTTAAAAGATTTCAAATTGGTGGACTATACGAACTTCCCCACCAAATTTCCTTCAACATACACTTTCAGAGTTGGAAGTTTGGGAGACAGAAGGGCTTACACAAAACTTATGACTGGTGGGGTTTATAATAACTTCAGGTCTTATCCAAACCTTAATGGTGGTATTTCATTTGGTATAAAAAAACCTAAATGGAATTACCTATTTAGTTCAAATACAAGAAAGACATTTTCATTAAACTATATTGATAGACTTGATTATCAAAGTTCTTCTGAGCTGGCCTACAGATATAAGGATACTCTTTTTAGTGATAATATATCTTTGAGCGGACTTTTCAATGTTACTTATCTTGGTAAAAACAAAATCTCTTGGAAATCAATTCTAAACCATCAGGTTGAACAGACTTATCTTACAAGAGATGGAGAGAATTATGACAATGTGCAGTATGTTAAAAGTACTTCATCAAACGCTATCGTTAAAACATTATTTAATTCCCAAATAGAAGGAAAAATCAAAACCTTTGATTATAATTTTGGCTACAATTTGATGTTACGTGACCAACCTGATTATAGGGTTAATCCAATTACAAGGTCCCTTGGTACAAATGATAATTATGCAATTGCTTGGAGAGACACTTATAGATTTTGGTCTGTTATGAACGAGAATCAAGTTAATGGTTCTTTATCTAATGATTTCGGAAAAATAAAAGTTGGGGGCGGACATCTACAGAAGTTTAGAAATTTTCAGGCAAGAATATTCAGATATGAATCAGAAGATTTGTTAAATGAAATCACAAATAACACAGATAAGTACAACGCCGATTTTGGACTTTCTAATCTATTTTTTCAATATGACGATACATGGAATAAATGGAAACTCAACGGAGGTTTAAGAACTGAATATAATACATTTCAAGTTAATACATCTGATTTCAGTGGTTCTCAAGTAAATGTTGATAGAGAATATTTGGATTTTCTCCCATCTATTAATTTATCTTATAATTTAGAAAAAACAAAATATAGATTTTCTTTTTCCAAAACATTGGCAAGACCAGAATTTAGAGAAGTTGCTAATTTTGCATACTATGATTTTGTAAGAAACGCTCAACTTCTTGGCAACCCTCAACTAAAAAAAACAGACATATATAATTTCGATTTAAAATGGGAACTTTATCCTAAAGTTGGTGAAAACATTTCATTTGGAGTTTTTGGTAAAAGTTTCTCAAATCCAATCGAACAAATTGTTGCTGATGGTTCGGTACCATCAAACCTTTTGTTAACTTATACAAACCCCAAAAACGCATCAGTTGTTGGAATTGAGGTTGAATTAAGAAAAAAGGTTTTGAGTTGGTTAGATTTTTATACAAACTCAGCTCTGATAAATTCAACTGTTAAATTAGACAACACCAAAAGACAATTACAAGGTCAATCAAATTATATTCTAAACGGAGGAGTTAATTTACATAAAAACAAATCTTCCTTGTCCATTTCTTATAATAGAATTGGAGAAAGAATATCCGCAGTAGGATTTCAGGGATATCCTGACATTTTTGAAAACTCAAGAGACCTTATTGATGTTGTATTTTTAACAAAATTCAAAAAAGGTGAAATAAAATTATCTGTTGGGGACTTGCTAGCACAACCAACTAGATTTTATCAAAAAATAAACAATAGAGATTTGATTAAAATAAACAACGAACAATCAATATCTCTTTCATTCAATCTAAATTTATGAAAAATTTAATTTTCGGACTATTAACAATTTCTTTATTCAGTTGTACAAAGGATTTGGGTGGTGATGGAGGACCTATCAATATACCTTCATCAACAGTAATTACAGGTTCAATTAACGCAACAACAACTTTGACTTCTGATAAAGTTTGGACATTAAAAGGATACGTTTACGTAACCGAAGGAGCTTCACTTATCATCCAACCTGGAACTGTAATTAAATCAGACATCGCAGAAAAAGGCGCCCTTTGTATTGAAAGAGGAGCAAAGATAATCGCTGAAGGTACACCTTCGAAACCAATTGTTTTTACTTCAGGTCAACCTGATGGACAAAAAAGTCCTGGTGATTGGGGTGGTATAGTTATACTTGGCAGGGCTAAAACTAATAGAATTTCGGAACCAACGATTGAAGGTGGTATTGGAAGACCTTATGGTGGAACAAACAATGAAGACAACAGTGGGGTTCTAAAGTACGTTAGAATTGAATATGCTGGTATAGCGGCATTACCTAATTCAGAAATTAATGCTCTTACTTTGGGAGGTGTTGGAAAAGGAACTACTATCGAATACGTTCAAACAATTTATGCAAATGATGATGCTTTCGAATTCTTTGGTGGAACTGTTTCTCCAAAATATCTATACGCATTTGCAACGGCAGATGATGATTACGATTTTGACTTTGGTTACACAGGGGAAGTTTCATTCGGTATTTCGAAAAGAGAACCTTTATTTGTTGATAACGGAGACGCGGGTAATGGAGTTGAATGTGATAATGATGGTACAGGTTCACAAGCGCAACCTTTCACACATCCAAAACTTAATAATATGATTCTCATTGGACCCTTTGATATTACCTCACTCTCAAATCATAATTTAGGATTGAGATGGAGACGAGCAACACAATTCTCAATTTCAAACTCGAAGATTTTGGGTTATCAAAAAGGTTCATTTTCAATTGAGTCAAATGAAACGGCACAATCTTACAAGGACGGAGTTTCAAAGTTTTTAAATAATGAAATTCAGGCTTATGACCCTATGTTGAATTTTAAATCTACTTCTACAATTTTCAGCGCTTTGGAAATGAAAACAAAAGCACTCGGGGATGGAAATTTGGAAAAACAATATACAAAACAAGAAATGGAAACATTATCAAAACCAAGTTGGACTAACACTTGGACAAGGTTTCCTTTAAAAGGTAATTAAAGATAAGCCCTCACTTCGGTGGGGGTTTTTTATTTATTCTATATTTATGACATATGAGAGAGCTCATCAAAAATATATTGAGAGAGGGTAACGACGTTGACAAGATTAAAACTAACGAAATAGAGGTCCCTAAAAAACTTCCAAGTATAGTGAGATTTATCAAATCAAAGTATGGAAACAGAGTAAAAGTAAAAACTGAAAACAAGGGTGTTTACTTTGGTAGTGATGATTACCAAGGAATTTGTAAAGAGATTAAGATATATGTTGAAGATGAGAACCTTTTAGCCGCAGAGGTTAAGAGTGATTTGTGGAAAGACATAAGAAATTTTTTTGATATAAACATGTCTGAATATGGTTCATGTTTGGACCTTATTGTATATAAAAAAACCTGGAATAGAGTATAATGGCAAATTTGGAAACTATATCAATGGAGAATTCGCAGCCTGTAATAATCAAGCTGTTTAAACTACTAGACGAACAAAAAAAGAAAAATAAAACAAGGGCAGCACTTCTTGATAGAATAAATGAATTATCACCTTATATGGGTATACCTGAAGGGTTCGAGAAGTTCTTACTTGAGTTATACGTTTTGAATTTCAGAGAAGATGGGGATTATTCTAAAGTTACTAAAGAAAATTATGTAGACCCTAGAAAAGGTCAGGGTAAGACAACAACTAATACAAAGGCTAATCAGTACACGATAGCACAATTACCATTTAAAGGTTCGAATTTGAGGGCTTATTGGAATAAAGATGTGAACGGAAAAGAACAATATATTGTTGAGTCCTATGGATGGTATCCAATTTATATATTCAAAGAAGGTAATTGGTATCAAGTTGTTGATTCCTATTCGTCATCAACAGGAAAACAAATTAATAATGCCAATCCAATTGAGTGGAATGAAGATTTGAATCAATATATGAATATTTTGTCGAGTTATGACATGGGATTATTGAGAGGAGGTGTGAGCCCTGAAGAAATTCGTAGAGGTAAATTAGAAAGACTAAAGAAAAAAGAAAATGAACTTGTAAGTGCTAGAAAAAATTTCGTTTCGACTTATGGTGATTGGGAGATTCCTGGTATACCTAAAACCAAAGTGAAATATAAAATTTCAAAAATTGATATTGTTGATAATAAAGCTATAATTACAGTCGATATTTATGATGTTGTAAAAAGAGAGGGTCAAAAATCAATTCCAACACCTCAAAATTATCTTAAGGGAGAACTTACCGGTATAACAAAAGAACACATAGAAAATGCAGTAGAAAATAAATTAAAATATCAATTCAAAGAGTTCGTGGGAAAAAGATTTGGTTATTCGAACAAATTAAGGGATATTCACGACATTAAATTCTTTTTTAATCATTTAAAAGAAAAAGAATAACATTTTTAAACCTCGACATTGTAGGGGTTTTTTATTTGAGTAGTGATTTGAAAAGCACATAGTTTAATTTTTTTTTACATATTTTTTTTTTATTATTTCGACATGTTAAATAGAAAAGAACAACATGTTGAGAACATGATTCACGAAATTATTGAAAACTTTAATTTCGAAAAATGTCATTATACAATGAAAGCACTTGAATGGCAGTGGTTTGATGTGGGAGTTCCATCAATTGAAAGATTGAAAGAATCTGCCCGTGAAAGATTATCAGATGTTGCTAAAGAAATAATGAGAAGAAATAATGGACTTACTGTAAGGGATTATTATTTTTCATCGAGTGGGGGTTTGAAGGCCATGGGTTGGAAAAACAAGTATGGTCATGTAGAAGCTCTACAATTAGAATTTGTTTTGTCTGAATGGCAATCCGATGGAGATTAATATTATGAAGACTAAAAGTCCCACAGCAATTATTTATGGTTGGTACAAACAAGGTACCGAATTTTTAGTTTCTGATGTTTATTTTGAAGAATATCTTTTTGACAATGTTCAAGTAATTTCTCTTCCTTATACAAATAAAGTATTTGATGACTATTCCCAATATAGACCCGATTTGATAATATCAATTGGAAAAAAGATTGAAGTTCCAACCTATCAATTACAACAAATTCACATTCACCATGACCAACCGCTTGATGACAATATTTTGGCAAATATAATTGTTTGTCAAACTGTTTTCAGAGCCTGCAAGACAATAAGACCAAGATTTAGTGTGTTCACCCCAACTTATAAAACAGGAGAAAGAATATTGAGGACTTATGAAAGCTTAAAAAAACAAAAGTGGACCAATTGGGAATGGGTTATCGTTGACGACTCACCCGATGAAGAAACTTGGAAATATATTGTTGAAATTTCCAACTTGGACTTCAGGGTTAAACCACATAGAATATATCCATTAACAGGTGGTAATGTTGGTTTGGCTAAACATAGAGCTGCAATGTTATGTGATGGCGATTGGTTGGTTGAGCTAGACCATGACGATTACCTCACTAATGAATGTCTTTCTACATGTAATGATGCAATTTTAAAACATCCAGATGCTGGATTCCTGTATTCTGACGTATCAGAGATGTATGATGACGGAGAGCCAAAATACTACGACCACGATTGGACAGGAAATTGGTATGCACGTGAAGATAATTTTTTTGATTTTGGGTACGCAGGTCACAGTTGGGTAAATGTAGATGGGAAACAAATTTTAGCACATTGGTACCCTGATATAAACCCTCTAACTATTAGATTTAACATAAGTATGCCTGACCATGTTAGGATGTGGGAAAGAGAATTGTACCATAAGATTGGAGGACATAACAAATCAACCCCTGTAGCGGATGATTTGGAAATAATTATCAGAAGTTTTCTACACACAAGAATGATTCATGTTAAAAGAGTGTTGTATTTTCAATACAACAACAGAAATAGCACCGTTGACAATAACGCTGTGGATATAAACCGTCGAGCACGTCTCATAAGAGACTACTATGACAAAGCAATTCACGAAAGAATTATTCAATTGGGATTCAAAGATTGGAATTGGGATGAGGAGTTGGGGCATTCACAGAAGTTCCAAAATAAAGTACCAATTAGAAAATATTTCGCGGAAGAAGAAGTAATGAACTACATTTATGAATAAAAAGGCAAAAATTGTAATGAACTCAATGGTTGGTAACGAACAAGTAACCATAACTAGAATGTTGGAGTCAGTCGCACCCTACATTGACTATTGGGTTATCCAATGTAACGGTAATGATGATACGCAAAGAATAATTGAAGAGTTTTTTGGTAATAGAAAAATTCCTGGGTTTACCTATAAAGTTGAGTGGAAATTCCCTGGATGGAATCGCGACCACGCATTACAAGAATGTTTAAAAGCAAATCATGGATGTGATTGGATTTTAAGAATGGATGCTGACGAGAGACTACATGTTGACCTTGATTTTGATTGGAGTGTCATTGAAGATACGTCAATTCAAAGTTTCAATATAATCGCTGACGCTTCCGATACTTTGTATTTTAGAACTTGGTTTTGGAATGCAAAATTACCTTGGTTTTTTCAACATGACAAAAGACATGAAACAATTCATTTACCTGAAATTGGAGAAAATTTCCAAAGAATATCAATGCCAAACGGATTCAAACATATGGTTTCACAGGATGGGGAAACATGGGCAGTGCCTCGAAAGTTTCTCAAAGATGCTCTCGAATTAGAATCTGATAAAGTAGTGGGAAATACCGTACTTCAGGACACTTACCACCTTTGGTATATTGCTAAAAGTTATGCTGATTGTTATGGTAACGTTTCTGAAATGCCATTTGGAAAAAAACACTCCGATGAGTATGCCAGAAGGTCCAATTGGTATTTTGAAAGATTTTTGGAGGTTTCCTACAATTGGGGTACACCTGAAAGAAAATATGTTTTGGATGAGATGGGATATTTTACATTCATTTGCATGGCTTGGAACCATCAATTTATTGGTTCTCCGCTTGAAACTATATTAAAACTCTATGAACATGCGGAGGAGTTTGCTGAAGGTAGAAATGAAGCTTTATTCTACAAAGCTTCTTATTTAGACCAAATAGGAATGTATAAAGAGACACTTGAGGTTGTAGATTTCTTGCTTACCTCAAACAGAAAAAACCCTTTTCCTGAAAAATCTTTTTTAATTGAGAATCGTTGTTATGCGGATACGAGCAACATTTTAGTGGGATGGAAAGAAAAATTAGAAAGAATATTGTCTGAACACGTTATCAGTAGTGAAAGTTTCAAATTCACATTTTAATGTTGTTCATTAAAAAACCATCATACGATTATCTTATAGTAGGGGCCGGTATATTCGGCTCTACTTGTGCTTATGAGTTAACAAAAAGGGGGAAGAAGTGTTTAGTTATAGATAAAAGAGATGTAATAGGGGGGAATTGTTACACTGAAAACGTAGATGGGATTCATATACACAAGTATGGTGCACATATATTTCATACAAATGATAAATACATATGGGATTATATAAATCAGTTTGCGGAATTTAAACAATACTCGCATAATGTGATTGCTAACTACAATGGAAAAATGTTCACTTTACCTTTTAATATGTGGACTTTCAATCAATTGTGGGATGTTAAAAATCCCGAAAGGGCTGAAGAAATACTTGAACAAATTAGGTATAAAGGAGAAATTACTAACCTCGAAGAACAAGCTATGTCGATGGTCGGTAAAGAAATTTATGACAAATTAATAAAAGGATATACAGAGAAACAATGGAACAAAAGTTGTAAGGAACTACCTCCATCAATAATAAAAAGAATCCCTGTAAGATTTAATTGGGATAGCAACTATTTCAACGACAAGTTTACAGGTATACCAATCGGTGGATATACTCAAATTTTTGAAAAAATGTTGTCAAAATCTGACGTTCAGTTAGAAGTTGATTATTTCGAAGATAAAAATTATCACGACAGTTTGTCCGAAAAAGTAATATACACAGGTCCAATAGATAGGTTTTTTGAATATAAATTTGGTAAATTAGAATATAGGAGTTTAAGATGGGAAACCGAGAAACTTGATACCGATAATTTTCAAGGAGTACCCGTTGTAAATTACACAGACTCTGTAACAAAATACACTAGAATTTTGGAACATAAGTGGTTTGACCATAATAATCAAAAGGGAACTATTATTTCTAAAGAATATCCTGAAGAATATAATGGTAAAAACGAGCCATATTACCCAATAAGAGACTACCAAAACACAAAAACCTATGAAATGTATGAAAACCTTTCAAAAAAACTACCAAATTATATTTTTGGTGGAAGGTTATCTTCCTATGTTTATTATGACATGCATCAAGTAATAGGACAAGCTTTGAGTAGAATTAAAAACCTCAACTGATTAGATATTTATTTATGTGAAGATAATATTCAAAAATAATTCGAAAACCATTAATGGAGATAACATTCATGTACTGAAAAGTTTTATTAAATTCCTTCAGGAGGAACTACCATTAAAAAAAGATGTAAAAATAAATTTCATTGAGCAAAAAAATGGTAAAATGACTACAGGAGTAAGAAGATGGGATGAAATTGAAGTTTTATCAGGTGGACGACTTTTAATTGATATCATGAGGACTATTGCTCATGAATGGACTCATGAGTTCCAATATCAGAAGTTGAAATTGGACGACACCAAAAAACATCAGGATATAGGTGGTCCTGTCGAAAACATGGCCAACGCCCTTGCGGGAATTATGATTAAAAAATTCAACAAGGAAAACCCTGAACACGAAAAAACTGTTTATAAAAAAAATCAAGAACATCAAAAATAAACTATTTATCTTTGATGAAGCTTAATGAACAAGTTTATAGAATTAAAGAACTTCTTTTTGAATTGTCACCACAATCTGCAGGCGTAACCGAGTTTTTGGAACTAATTGATAGTTTACCCGAGTTGTTGAAACATTTAAAATTTAACAACAGAAAAGAACTTTTGGATTATGTTGAAGATTCTAGTTATGGGGAATTTGATGAATTAAGAAATGAAGTAGAATATTTTCTCAAAAGAAGAAAAAAGTATTTCTCGGAAGAATTACCCGAGTTCGAAAGAGTTGCAAATTACTTAAGAGACACAGAAAAAATAAATGTTTCAGTTGAAGATATTTTCAATTCTTTTCTTGCTGCGAAAGAGACTGACCTCAATAGAATGGTTTGGAATAGTTTAGAAAACACAGAATCAAATGAGATTAAAAAGGGAGATTTGAAGAAAGTTGTTGAATTAGCTAAAAAATACAAAAAACAAGACCCAAAACAATTGAAGTCCGCACTTTCAAGTGGAGATTACAGAAGACCACTAATACTTCAATTTGGAAATAGGTACCATTTAGTTGCTGGTAATACAAGACTCTCAACCGCTGCGGCTCTCGGAATAACACCAAAAGTTATTATTGGAAAGTTGAATTTAGCATAAAGTTTATTATAATTAAATTATGGTATTAAATTCTAACATTCCAAGTTTTAAAGGACTTGTACGAAAATCATATTTTACAAAAAACCAAGAAGACTTTTCTACTTTTTTGAATGTCTATGTTTTTGGACTTCAATCAATGGGAGGCCTTATACTTACTTTTCATGTTTTAACAGACGAAGGAATGATGAGAAGTAGGGTTCCAATTTCAGAAATTTACACTAAAATCCCAACTAACGACATACCGTTTAATTTTAAACAATTATGGGATTGTTTTTCAACAAACGTAACTGTGATAGAATATGATTTTTTATCATATCATAGGGCACAAATAGTTTTGAGAGATGGTACTAAAGTTTGGGGTAATTACCTGTTTACCGTTGATTGGTACAACAACCCTTACAGTGATGAGCCATCTGACTATAAATGCGGACATATATTTTCATCAGATGACGGTTACTTACTTTGTCAGCCTAACAACAGGATATTTTGGAAAGACTCTAATTGGGTTACAAAAAAGTTACCTGAAAATTTGAAACAATTCAAAGTTGATGATGAGTTTTTATCAGTAGAAAACAAGTCAGACCGATGGGTTTCAGAGGATACTTCATCATATTATTATGATTTAATTAAAGAAACTGATGAAATACAGGACAAGAAAAAATGAAGGGACTTGATTTACATGGGGTCCCACACATAGAAGTCAGGGACAAGGTAGAAAATTTCGTACTCTTGAATTCTCGAGAACTCCCTTTAAGGATTATAACTGGTGATTCAAACAGGATGAGAAATCTTGTTGGAAATATTTTACAGAAACATAAATTTGATTATTATGTTCCACCACATAATTATGGAGAAGTAATTGTAATTTCAGATTTGGAAAAACAATTCAACAACGTTTAGCTGTAGAACCAACGTATACCTTCAAACCTGTAAATTTTTCTATTTGCTCCGCAACGTAAATTCTCATCCTTTTTACCACAAATTCTGGTTTAGTCTGAATTTCTTGTAACCAATCAAGATTGACGATTAAATATACCATTATATCATCAGTACTATCCTCGATAAAATACCCACATAATCCATCAAGTTCGAAACTAGAAAAAAATGAATTCAAAACTTTCACTTTTTGTACTTTATCTTCCATTTTAACGTTGAATTATATTTATAAATATGAACTTGAAAAAGAATTTAGAAAGGTTTTATCAGTTGATAAACGAAGATAGTAAAACCATCATAGAAAAAAAGAAATTATTTTCGATTGCAAATAATTTAATACCTATATACCCTAATTGTAAAAATCCAACAGAATGTTTTCAATCGTTGGGGAAATTTGGGTCTATGCAAAATGAGTATTTCAGAATATTTGGTTTGGAAAATTTGATTAAAATTTCATTGATTATCTATTTCACTCGTGAGGGAATGAAAGAGTCCGAAATAAACAAAATTTTGGATTCCCTATATTACGGAATTCTTTTTGAAACTGATGGAGAAGATTATGAAGAACCCTGCGAACGTTGTGACGAGAATGGTTACGAGAGTTGTGACTATTGTGGTGGTGATGGAAGAGTAGATTGTAGTGAGTGTAACGGGACTGGGAATATTACTTGTGATAAATGTGAAGGGGAAGGTCAAATTGAAGATAGTGAAGGTGATTTTATTGACTGTGAAGAATGTAGTGGTAGTGGTGAAAAAACTTGTGACTATTGTGATGGTGAAGGTAGAGAAGATTGTGATGATTGTGAGGGTAGGGGTGATAATTTGTGTGATGAATGTGATGGAAGAGGGCACAATATTACAGACGAAAAGAATTATAATATTATAGGGATATGTTCTTGGGATGAAGATATAAAAAACATTTTGGAGATTAGAGAAAAAGAATTTATGCCTGCTCTAAAGGAAATTAATCTCAGAAAATGTTTGAAACTTTTTGTACGTGATTATCATGAAGAATTACCTGAAGATATTGTTGAAAATGAGTATTATTCTGTAAGATTATCTAAAGAACCTGAAAATATGTATCTTTTGATGAATATGACTGTAGGTATGGATTTCTCCCAAGATATGATAGAGTTCATAATTGACAAAGTTTGAGTTTTCAACAGTTTTTCTTATTTTTGTTACGTGCAAAGTGTAACAAAAGATTTAAAAATAAGTTCAAGGACAACAGGGTTTGCTTCCCCTGCTGAATCGTACGTTAATAATAGGTTGGACCTAAATGAACTTATTGTAAACGATATTCATACAACATTTTATTTTAGGTATATGGGTCCAGACACATTGGGTGTTAAGAAAGGTAATATCCTCGTTATAGACCGTTCTATTGACCCTGTGGAAGGTGACCTTGTGGTGTTAACCGAGAAAGACCATTTTAAAATAAGAAAATATGAAGGTCAGTCCAATTTATGGGGTAGGGTTTCATGGATATTAAATAAGATTTAAAGTGAACGATAAAGAGTATAACTTTAGAGTTCAGAAAGTAGAAAAAGAATGGTAAATAAAAAAATTGGTATTGTAGATTGTAACAACTTCTATGTTAGTTGTGAGAGAGTATTCAATCCGATATCTATCGGACGACCAACCGTTGTTTTATCCAATAATGATGGTTGTGTGATTGCTCGTTCTCAAGAAGCTAAAGACCTCGGAATTAAAATGGGCGAACCATTCTTCCAAAGAAGAGATTTTATGGACGAACATAAATTTTGCGTTTACTCATCCAACTACAATCTGTATGGTGATATGTCTGACCGTGTAATGACAATCATAAAACGGTATGCGAATGAAGTTGAAGTATATTCAATTGATGAATGTTTTGTTGATTTTTCCAATATATCTGACGAAGAACTTGAAGATAGATTACACCTTATTAGAAATGAAGTAAAAAGACTAACAGGTATTCCAGTATCAATAGGTGTAGGACCTAATAAGACCCTCGCCAAACTTACATCTTATATTGCAAAGAGAAGACCATCATTTAATGGAATATGTTCTTATTGGTCATTAGATAACTTCAGGAACCTATTATACGAGATACCTGTAGATGAAGTTTGGGGTATAGGTAGAAAGTGGTCCAAAAAATTAAAGTCTTTAGATGTCAACAGTGTCGGTCAGTTCGTAATGATGCAAGACCAAACTGTCAGGAAACTGATGAACGTAAACGGACTAAAGACAAAAATGGAACTTCTCGGAATGTACTGTCATCCTGTTAAAACAATACCAAAATTAAAAAGAAACATTGCGTCAACAAGGTCATTTGGTCAAGATATAAACTCCTTCGACCAAATATCAGAAGCAATGTACTCATATATCAAAAGTGGAGTAAAGAAATTAACAGATAACGAGATATCTCCCAACCGAGCAACCATATTTTTAAGTGGGAACGTTCATAAAGGGGAAAAACACCACTCATCAAAGCAAATTTCTTTCCATAAACAAACGAGAGATGTAAATGAAATATGGTCCCAAGTATATCCACATTTAAAATCAATTTATAAAACAACAAAGAACTATAAGAAGTGTGGAATTATATTCAACGACCTTATGCCTGAAACAATAGAACAAGGTACATTATTTTCATCATCAATTCAAATGGTACAACCACCAGCAAATGTTGAACATAAATGGGAAATGAGACAAGAATACATTTCACAAAAGTTTACAACATCTTGGTCTGAAATACCATCAGTATTTGTATAGTATGTCAAAAGAAACTAATAGAAAAGATGGAATATTCGTCCCATTGAAGGTTGGGGATATAATTTATACGGGTAGGTTCAAGAATAAAAAAACAACCGTTAAGACAATAGGTTTCGACGAACACGGTATGCCCACCGTTAATGGAAAAAGAGTTATTACTTTTAGATTGACTTCGCCTGAAAAGAAATGAATCATTTCATTCTCAATTGGATATTAGGTATTAAAATTTCGAATAAACCATCCGAGTTTTTACTAATTGTTGCTGACGTTGATAAACCAACTTTCTTTATTTCGGAATTTATTGCATCTAACAAAGGTTTCGCATCATTCAAATTTTTGAATCTCAAAATAGGGGGATATTCATTTGATTCTATTGGGTTTTTAATAAATTCCTGAAATCTTTTTACACCACTTTTATTGAGTCTTATCCTTCCAATAACTTTTGGTTCAAATGATTTCACTCTTCTTAACATATTATAAAAAGAATCAGTACTCAAACTTCCTGTGGCGGGTTCGCCAAATCTAGCACCCTGTGGTATTTTTTTAATTAATTCTTTCAAACTTTTACCGGCATCTATTGAGTTTTCCATTTTGGTACTCAAGTAATAAAATTCTCCTAATTTATCTGTACCTTTTTTTAAATCCATGTGTTGGTCCGCATTTTTGACATTAACAACCTGAGCAACATAATCTTTCCATCTTGGTTTTGTAATCATCACCAAATTATCAGAAATTTTTATTTTACCGTAGTCTCTTGGTTTTTTTGAAGTTCTGTTTGCTCTAGAGAGGTCAAATTTCTTTTGAACTTCACTTATAACCTCATCAGATGATTTATTGATATTGTTGATTATATTAACCTCTTCTTTTGTAAAAGTTTTAGAACCCTTGGAAATTTTTGATGCAAGAGCGGCCATACCCTTTTCGCCAAGTTCCTTAACACCAGGTATTTTCTTGACAAGCGTGGCGATACTAGGAATCATAGAAAAAGCCGCGGTGAGTGCTGCAGATTTCTTATCACCCTCTTTGTAATAAAGTGCTGCGTCAGCTAAACCAATACCCATGGATATCATTGGTCCAACCACAGGAATGAATGCTGTTCCTATTTCAGCAACTTGAAGCAAAGTATGTGGGTCAAGATTATTAAGAGTAGTTGTTGCTTTATCCCACTCTCTCGACATATAAGATGATTTCTCCCACCACTTGTCTTGTTCAGATACCAATCTCTTTGATATAATTTCAAATTGTCTTTCTGTAAGAATATATTCCATAGTTATTCTGTGAAACTGAACTTTCTTTCATCACCGAAATTAGCAACATTACCAAGTAAGTCGTTAATTAGTTCTTTAGCGACGGACTTTTTGGATTTATCTTCCAACTTCAATATAATCTTCAGACCTCTTTTAGGAAAAAAAGACGGGACAATATCCAAGTCTTTTATATCAATCCCTTGTTGTGACAAAACCATTTGAATAACATTTTTCAATTTATCCAAGATGAGAGATGATTGTTGTTCTGTGATGATTATTTTCATAATAAATAAATACTTTAATAGTTAGGTGGAGATGGTCTTTGAGGAAATACAGATATCTCGTCTATATCAACACCCAAAGTTTCACTGACCCAATCGGCGATAATATCCAAAACTTTGCTCTCCCTTAAAGAAAATGTACTTCTAATGAAATCGACTATTTTAGGATTCACATGTAAACTACCAATTCCGTTATGACGTGTTCCGTCGTCGTACTCGCCAGGTCCGTACCAAAAATATGAAATGAGTTCCCTTTCGTTGTCATCAAACATTTCAATTCTCCAAGTACCACCATCTTGTACGTATGGGTTTAACTCTTTCCTAAAATCCTTTTTGCTGAACATCTCGTTCAGATAACCATAAACTAAATTATGAAATTGTGTGGGTGTTATAACATATCTCATAGTAAGAATTATTCTACATCAGGACCGTCATTTAGATTATCGAAATCAACAAACAAATCATTACTCTCGACATTGTCAGGAGAAATCATTTTAAATAGTGATGTGGTTTGGTCGATAATATCAACCATGTCTTTTCTATTCAAACTTTGATTTGTAAAAAAGGTCACTTTATAATATTCGCCAGTAAGACCCAATTTCTGTACAATAACATCCTCAAGTTCAACGAAGTGAGGAACAATAATTTTCTCTAAAACTGCAGTAAATCTTTCTTGTGTTGTCATAATTAAATAAATAGTTTATTAGATTATTTCCTGTGATGAGAAGTATATGTTAGAGAGTGTGTAATTACCGTCATCTAACATATTAAAAACGCTTTTTGTCATCTCCTCTATTCTATTAAAATCCTCTGTAACGACAAAAGTGTTATCTTCACTTACTTCGGGGAAATACCCGACAACGACGTGAATAATACCATCATCCTCCCACGGGGTGTCAACATCAAAACCTTTTACCCACGGAAACTGTGGTAAGATATAATTTTTAATTTGTTTTTTAACAGACTCAATCATATGAATATAAATAGTTCAGTAATGTGTAGTGTAGTTCACTCATTACGATGACCAATACTCCCTCACTACCGTTCCGTGGATGTCCCTCCATTCACTCATTTGTTGTCTAATCTTTGTCTGTCCCATAAGAGTAAACCTTACATTCGTTTATACAACGAAGGTAATAATTACTCAAATATCAAATAATATTTGGCGGATTAAAATGAACTTTATATCTTTGTATTCATAAACAAATACAATATGAAAAAAATCATGATGGTCGCAATCATCTTAATTGCATCGGTATCATCTTATGGGCAAAGTTATGTATCAAAAAAACAACACATAAATACGGTTAACGGTCAATACATAGAGACCAATGATAACATGTACATTAAAATTGAGAATGAGAGAATTTTAATAACGGACAGAAAAGGTTTGAAAGTTTACGAAGAGTTCAAATTGGGTGAAACAAAAAAAGGGGACGTGATTGTTAGATATAGTTTTAATCAATCTTCAGAAGGTTCAACAGGGAAGCCTGAAATTATTCGTAGGTCATTAGATTCTTTTACTAATAAATCTTCGAAAATAATCTACGAGCTCACCTTGTTAAATTAGTAAAAATAAAACCCTTACCAAACGGTGAGGGTTTTTATTTAGGTGAAAAAATAATCGAATAATCATAACCAACCGCCTTCAAATAATTCTTAAGAGTATTAATAGTCAATGTCCCTTCCTCAAATCTCTTTTCTGTATCCATCACCGCTTGTTTAGAAATCTTCATTTTTCTACCAACATCCTCTAAAGACATTTTTCTTTCACGTCTCAATCTTTTTAATTCATTAGTTTGTTCTATGTTCTTGTACGGGGGAAAACTCTCAATAAAATTATTCAATTCTTTATTCGGCAAAAACCATTCACCTCTGTAACGGTATTCATAAAATCTCTTATGTAACTCCTTTTCATATTTGTCATCCCCTTCACATATAGTGAGAACCTTTAATTCGTGAGGAGATGATATCTGTAAATCCACTAATCTTCTTCTAATGTCTGAACTAAAACCTATCTTTATATGTTTGGTTTCACTATTTTCTATAAAATAAATCATATGTATAAATACTTTATTTAGTATAAAAAGTAAAGGAATAACTTTACAAAATAATAAAAAAGTAAAGTTCATCAAATCTATATCTTTACATATGTAATGTGTAGTGTAGTTCACTCACTCCGATGACCAATACTCCCTCACATTCGTTCGGGGGTCATCTCCATTCATTCACTAACTCCACATCACACCCCCACCTAATAAAGGTCCCCACCATAATGAGGAGACGTATGAGATGGTGATATTATAGTCATGTATGGCAAATCATCATAAGACAACACTTCGTGATGAAACTAAATGATTTTTACGACATGACCATACAGTTCTTATATGAGATTACATATAAAACGCTCCCTTCGGGTCTCATTATATGTAATAGAATATACTCCCACATTTACCCACCATATGAGATGTCTATACGTTGGGGGACAATGAATGTCCCTCTCGTTGAAGGTAATTTTATCGTATTAAAGGTTCACTACGTTCACTCCCCGCTCATATTACCTTATCTTACTTTTTTCGCTAGGTTTTATACATAGTAAAAAACTGGTCCTCCTGATAGCGTCAGAGGGGAAAAAGTGGGGTTTACACTATCTGCATGACCATAAGTGGTGGTAAAATGTGGGAATCAGTGGTGGGGAAAAGTGGGGGAAAATGGGTCAAGGGGATTATCCCCCATGCAACGTCCCCCTGACATTCTGACAAAACCAAAAAAAGTTATCCACATTACCCCTGCAAAAGGAATAAATCATCCACACTGACATAGCGTCAGGGGGATATTGTGATTGTGGATAA